AGGCGATCACGAAGTCGTTCTTTACCAAGATATGCCAAGCCCTGATGAAGTTGTAGAAATGCACGCTCCTGAAGGTGAGGCAGAAATTACTTTTCATTTATCGAATTTGCCAGGCGGCGCCGACGATTTAGTTGTTATGAGTCCTGATTTATCAATCGAAACAAATAAAAAAGAAGAAAAAGAAAAAGATAAATCAAAAGCTTCAGATCAGCCTAAAGATTTAAATTGGGCAAAAACATATATGGATAATGTCCCTAAACATAAAGGTGAAACTTTAGGTCTTGAACGTTCCAAATCATATTTAAATCGAGGTTTAGGTATGCTTTCTAAAATGTTACAAGAAGATCACGAAGGTAAAATTGATATTTCTAAAGCAGAAGATGCGCGTATCGTAATGGAAAATGGCATTGAACGTTTAGAAAAAGAATTAGCTAAACGTACTCAAAAAAAGAAAGCAAGTGTTGAAGCTTCAGGACTTACTAAAGAAGGTCAAAAAATTGCAGGGGTCGGTGGCATTATCGTTACTGTGCCATTGAAAATTTCAAGAATAGCCCGTGTATGTATTAATGCTACGATTTCTGCCGGTAAAGATATGGAAGATATGGTTTCCAAACAATCAAGCAAATGGAAGCTTGATGATAATGAACAAGCAGATTTAATTCAATTAATACAAGATATGGGTTATATTGTTCGTAGAGATCGTGGATTTATGGTGAATGATAAAAATCCATACGAACGTTCATCTGAAAATAATTTTGATTTTCCACCAAACTATAACGCTTAATTAGGATCTTATGTCCAATAAATATTCACGCAGATCAATGCCTAGTGTTAGTCGAGATGATGCTTCATCTTCTTGGATCGATGATTTTATTGGTAATTTAGAAAAAGAATCTGCTAAATCTCAATCACAAGCTCAACGTTCTATTTATGACGATATTTCTGCTATTTTAGGAAATACTAAACCAAAATTTTCAAATGTTGAAGAGGCTGTTAAAGATCTTAAACAACGTACTGGTTTAGAAGAAATGTTAAAAATTAAAGCATCTATGGAAAATTTTAAAGAACCAGAAATTTTTAAACAAATTCCAGAAATGAAAACCTTTATTGATAATTATGTTGCCGGTCGTGCCGGGACTTCTGTGTTTTCTGTTACTCAAGAGTTAATGAAGCTTGATAGTGTTCGCGACAAATTACCCGCCGGCACCGATATAAGTCCAGATGTAGAGGCTTATATTAATCATAAAATTGGCGAAGCACTATCTCATACACCAGATCATAATCAAGTTAATTTAGATTTGGGAAAAGTAGACCATTCTGTAACAGATATTAGTGATGATCCGCTATCAATTTGCGAACCATTTACATCATAATTTTACCGCAGTTACAATTATAACATAATACTTGCAATCCCAAATTTTTGGGAAAATTATGTTTAATAAGCCATCTATAAAATAACGATCCTTTGCCACAAGATAAATTTCGTCTTTGTTCAGCACCATCGTTATTAGAATGATCTATCGTAAGATATTTTATATCTATAATACCACATTCTTTACAGGATCCTCCATAATTATTTATTACTTGTATTTTATTTTTTAAATTATATTTATCTTTATATGTTACATTTTTAGTACAATTGCAGTTATAACATAAAAGTTGAAAATTATCAATTGGAAAATTATTTCTATATAACCAACCATATATATCCCCAATGCCAGTTTTGCGATGTTTACTGCCAGTATTGTCAATATGATCTATTGTTAATTTTGTAATATCAGTAAATCCACAATTAGCACAAATATTTCCATAAAAATTTATAACTGTTTGTTTTTCTAACAATTTTCTATGCTTTTGAACAACAAGTTCTATTTCTTTACGTTGTTGGTACTCTTTAGCTCTTCTTATATATTTACATCTTTTACATAAACGATGTCCCTTTTTAGATAAAGAAGTATGCCAGTTATCTTTAGTCAGTATCACTGTACATTGTATGCATATGTGCGGTAATTTATTCATTATTTGACATATATTATATATCATGAGCGATTATATTTTTGATAAAATTAAAACTTCATTATTAGCACACGACCCTGTTCAGTGGTGTGAAAAGTATTTAACCCTTGATGGCAAACCATTTAGATTAATGGATAGTGGTTATAAACCATTAGTTGATATTTTTAGATATATTGGTGTAAAAGCTTTAGATCGAGACGCAAAGCCAGTTGTATGGGTAAAAGCTCGTCAGGTTGCTGGAACAACGACCGCTTCAGCTTTAGAAATGTATTTTATGGGTTCTGGATTATTTGGTAATGCTAATAACCCTCCTATGAGAATTATTCACAATTGGCCAACATTAGATCGAGCGGCAGCATATTCCAAAACCAAATTAGCCTCTATGATTGATTCGTCCGTATTAGTTGATAATACTAATGGTAAAAAAGGACAAAAACCATATATGAAATCATTGATTGATAATTCATCTCAATCAAATGATAATATGGGATTTAAACAATTCGTTGGTGGAAACCATTTGTGGATTGAATCAGTTGGATTAGAAGGTAATAGGCTTCGGGGTAAGCAATTATGTTTAGATACGGAGCTTCCTACTCCAAATGGATTTATAAAATTAGCTGATATACAAGAGGGGCAAGATCTTTTTGATGAAAGTGGAAACATTTGTCAAGTAACAAAAGTTCATCCAATTAATGAAACTCCGGAAGCATATAGAATTATATTTGATGATGATACTATTGTTGATGCGTGTGCAGATCATTTATGGCTTACATATACAAAGTCAAATAGAATTTCTGCTTCAAAAGCAAAAAAACTTTCACAGCCAACAATTAAAACAACCAAAGATATAGTAAATACCATAAAAATATGGGGAGAAAGTAATCATTCTATACCAACGACTCAACCTATTAATTATTCTCATAAAGATTTACTTATAGATCCATATCTGCTTGGCATTTGGTTAGGAGATGGTGCTAGTAGAGATGGGTTAATAGAAACTGCCGACGAAGAAATACTCGATAATTTTGATCATAAAATACTGAAATCATCTATGGGTAAATCAAAATCTTGCTCATACAGGATAGTTAATTTAACTACTAATTTACATAAACTCGATTTAATTAAAAATAAACATATACCAGATATATATTTGTGTTCATCTTTTGAACAAAGGTTAGCCTTATTTCAAGGACTAATGGATACTGATGGCAGTTGTGATAAAACAGGACGCGTGGAATTTACATCGGTTATTCCTATACTAGCTCAAAATGTTTATAGGCTTGCTTTAAGTCTTGGTATCAAAGCTCATATTATTGAAAATAAATCTTTTTTAAATGGTAAAAGATATAAAAATAGATTTAGAATAAGTTTTATTACAAGATTATCGGTATTTAGATTAAAAAGAAAATTATCTAAACTTAAAATAAATAATAAAGCAATTTTTATGAGTACTCATAGATATATAGTCGATGCTTATAAAATTAACTCGAAGCCAATGAAATGTTTAACAGTAAATAGTAAGTCAAATTTATTTTTAATTACTCGTAATTTTATTCCAACTCATAATACTGGCGATGTTATGTTTTTCGACGAAGTACAAGAAATGCCAGCCGCAGCTATTTCTAATTCTGCAAAAGTTTTAACCAAAGCACAATATGGTATGCTTGGTGAAGGTGTACAAGTTTTCTTTGGCACTCCCTTACAACGCGGATCTGAGTTTTGGAAATTGTGGCAACAATCCTCACAACAATTTTATTATTTAGGATGTGAAGATTGTAAAAAACATTTTCCACTTTATACACCAGGTTCTAATGAATGGGAATCAATTTGGATTTATGGCAATGTAGTTAAATGTACGCATTGTGGTTGCGAACAAGATAGATTACAAGCTATCAATCGCGGCAAATGGGTTGCCACTAAAGATCCAGCAGAGGCTACTTTCGTAGGATTCCATTTAAATCAGTTATATTTACCAGAATTTACTAAAGAACAAATTATGGATAAGAAGCCTGGTAATTCTGCTATTAATACTGAAAGATCATATCAAAATGAAATTTTAGGAGAATTTTTTCAAGGTGAAGCTGCAATTATTACACCAGAAGAAATTCGTGCTAAATGCGGCGATCCAGAACGTAAATTTAGAGGGGCTATTGCTCCGGGGGAAGAAGTTGTTACTTTTCTCGGTATCGATATTGGCGCTAAAGCCGATATGGAGCAATTAGTTAATTCAGATAAAGTTAAAGGACAAGGACAAAGCTATAGTACTGCAGTAGTGTTATCTTTAACTGGTCCAGGACGATTATCTATTGAGTATGCGTTTAAATTTAAACGTAACGATCTTGCAAGTAAAAAAAGCGTACTTGATGAAACTATTAAACGATATAAATGTAAATTAGCTGTATGCGATATTGGATATGCTCACGATTTTAATGAAATTATGCAAACCGAATATGGTGACAAATTTCTTGCATCACAAGCATCAGGTAGGGTAACAGAAAAAGTTAAATATAGTTCAGATATTTTCCCCAAAGTTATTACATTTGAAAGAGATTTTTGGGTAATGGAACTATATGAGCAAATGAGAAAAGGAATGGTCAGATTTCCTTTAGGCAGTTATGAACAAATTGCGTGGCTTATTCAGCATTGTTCTAATATGGAAATTAAACCAAGCTTATCAAGAATTGGCGAAGTAACCCCTCATTATGTGAAGTCTGGCGTTAATGACGGATTTATGGCATTATTAAATGCTTATATTGCTTATAAGTTTTATATTTCTCAAGGATTTCAAGTAAGAAACCCTTTATTACAAAATGATACAGGAATGAAAAAACCACAAGCATCAGTAATGGCGGTTTATTCTCCTAGATGAGACTTTGATGATATATAATAGTAACATAGGTTTATAAATGACAGATGATAAGAAAATTCCAGCCGTAACCCCGCAAATGTATAAAGCAGTCTCACAATATCGTAGAGATCAGTTAGAAGGCGAAGTACAAAAAGGTTCTTTTAGAGATGGCACAGCAGGCGTTTCTAGAGGTAATGATTTAAGTCCCGCTTCATATGCTGTTAGTGGAGTTAGTTCATTTCAAAAATATGCTCAACAAGCTGGAGAATCTGCAGCAAATTCTTTTAAGGGAAGTTCAAATAATTCAACTTATCAAAATCCAGAAGTATATTCTCCATTATGGCTAACAAGCAATTTAAATTTACCAAGAGACCGAGCAACAATGAACGCTTGGTGTCGAAGTTTTTATGCATTAAACCCAATCGTACAAAATGCAATTAATTTACACAGCACTTATCCTATCAGTAAATTAAGTATTAAATGTCCAAATAAAAAAGTAGAAAAATTCTTCAGTAATATGATTGAAGAAATTGATCTTATGAGTATTTGTGCGCAAGCGGCTCAAGAATATTGGTTGTTAGGTGAAGCAGTTGTCTATGGAGAATTAGATGAACGCAATGCTAAATGGTCAAGATTACATATTCAAAATCCAGATTATATAGTTATTAAACGTTCGGTTATAGCAAGCGAACCTATTATAATGTTACGTCCCGATGAGAGTTTGCGAAGAATTTGTATGTCAAATTTGCCAGCAGATATTGAACAACGTAAGCAACTTAATGAAACTATTATTAATTATGTTAGACGCGGACAAAATATTCCTTTAGATAATTTATATGTTAGCCATTTAGCTAGACGTATTAGTCCTTACGAAGTTAGAGGTACCGGATTGCCTGTAAGTATTTTCCGTTCTTTAATGTTATTTGATATGATTAAAGAATGTAAATTTGCACAAGCTCAAGATATGATTAATCCAATGAGAATTGTGAAGATCGGCGGCGGCACATCAGATTATCGTGCAAGCCCGGTAGATTTAGATGCTTGGCGCGAAGTTTGGGCAGCAGCAACATCAGATAAAAATTTCAAAATTTTTACTCACGATGCTGTAACTGTTGAAACTGTAGGAGCCGGCGCGGGCATTTATGATACCACAAATGATTTTGCACAGCTATTAAAAGAAATGTATGCCGGACTTATGATACCTCAAATTGTTATCGAAGGCGGCGGCGACATTAGTTATGCTAACGGTGGAATTTCATTAGACGTTTTACGTCAAAGGTATATGCAATTCCGTAATATGATGTCAGCTTGGTTGCGTAAAAAGATTTTTCAACCTATTGCTAAACTTAATGAATTTTATGATTATGTAGATGGTGAAAAAACGCTTATTATTCCAGAAATTGAC